ATTTCTTTTCCTTTCAAACAATTAATAATTTTTCTTCCAGTAAGAGATCTTTTATTTCTCCACCATCGTAGTCCACTTGTTTTTCATCTTCCACTCTATCCAAAAGATTTACTATTCTTGCTATTAATTCTGCTTTGTCCATTTTCATTCCTCGATTTCGTATCCATTGTCTAATAACCATTTTTGCTGAGAGTTTGTAATTTTAACATATTGTCTACCATAGTACTCATCAGCTTTGAAAAAGTACGCCCCGGCCGAATGGACCTTAATCCACCCCAAGTATTCTAAAGAGTTTTTCAAACCAAGTTTCTTTTGTAACTTGTAGACCATACTTAGGTGATGATTAAACTCGCACGGATGGAATCTACCCTGCCGATCTAGCCAACCATCTCGAGCATTCGTATTTCCATAAAGTTGTTTCATGATTTTGCCCGGTCCCACATTTAATCCTTATAATATCGGAGTTCCTTAACATCCTCCTTATTGATAGTTTCTTGTTTGATTGTATGCGTTTCGCTGCCACAATTCGCGGTGTTAAGGTTCCTTTTCTTCGAAATGCCTTTAGGCCATTGGATGATGAGTACGTGAGCACGATCATCAATAACCGCTACTCTATCATAGACAGCTTTGATTGTTATGAGCTTAGCAAATTTCTGTCCAGCCTTCGTTATCCGTTTCTCCCAGTTAGCCACTAAACTTACACCTGTTTTTACAGCCATTTTATTCTCTCCTAAATTATCTTTCAATTACTTTATATTCGGGTTCCCTTTAGATTGTAATCCACCCTTTGCTTGCCATGTATGCAACGAGTAAAAAGAAACCAACAACTATTAAAATTTGGGTTACCGCTGTGGCTACCCACAATATGCAAATGATTATGCCTTTGAAAAGTTTGTATGTTGTTGCTCCAACAAAAAGAACAATCAAAAGTTTAATAAGTGTACCCATCTTGTTCTCCTCAGGCTAAAATTGACAACTTTGATCCGCAACTACTTTCTGGTTTCGGACTATATGAATCAAATTTCTTTTGCTTTTTGATTTTGTCTACTACCCTTGTCACTACTACTTGTTGTGGTTTCATTTGATTCCTCATTTTAAAATTGCTCCTTATATACAAAGTATAAGCTATTTTTGGGGGAATACAAATGAAAAATTAAATTATTTCAATATTTTATCATGTATACTTCCCCGCAATTTTACCTCTCTCTCATACGATATCTCAAGGGTTTCTCTTGTAAGCTTTCTTCTATACTTCGTTGGTTTATGTGTATATGAGAGTATTGTTTTGACATACTCTAATTCGTCAAGGGAAAAATCATTAAGAACAAACATCATAGATACTATATCAAATGCACTATGTGAAATCTTAAGCATCCTATATGGAATTCTATTTTCAAATTCCTGATCAGTCATTTTTTTATTTTTGTATGACTGAGAAACCAAACTTCCAAAATGTTGTCTAAGACACATAGTTAAAAATGATTTGAAAGAGCACCCTCTATCTGAGGCATATGCTTTTTTTGCTGAAAGAAAAACCACCACCCCTTCTTGAACTAAATCTTCAAAATCATAGTCAGGAGGCTTCTTCACTTTTTTCAAAGCAACGTAAGCATATCTTTGAATCAATTTAGTGTAATCATCAATTGTTGCTGTTGTCATGTTGTATTCCTTTCATTACCTAATTCTTTCATAGATAGTTTTGGAGGGTTAGATATTCTTCCTGTTCGAACATGTTTTCGATCAATTTTAGTTTGAGGATCGCCCTTGATCCAAGCGAGTATTCTTGCTTCTACCGCTGTAAAATCCACACGCATCAATATACGCCCACGGGGTTTTCTTATCAATTTCTTACTCATCTTTTCTTCCTCATCTTATAGTACTATTCATATTTCTTTTTTCGTATTTGGCGGAATTTTTCTAGTTGTTCTTGAGAAAGGGCAACAACGAGAATGGCATCTGTTATATGTTCAACAACTGTACCAACTTTTTCTACCCAAGCCGCCGAAAAAGTGAACCTCATATCTTCCCGGTGCTCAAAAAGGAATCGTTCCACCCCATCCGATCTCCAACAGCTATCATGGTAAGATATACACTTCCATTTCCCTTTTTCTTTCCGGGCATAAACTCCAACATAATTGGCCGGAGCATGAATCAACATCTGCACGTTTTTGTTCTTTATTTTAAAGAGTACTAACAGAGCATGCATGTCTGTCACTTTACCATCAGTTCCGACGGCTCCTTGCCACTTACCTACCCTATGCTCAAAAGCTCCAGTAACGACGTTTCTTAACATATACATAGCATTGAGACTCATGATTTTCTCCTAACATAATGTGAAACAGGCCCAAAAGAACAGAACCCATATTCTTCTGTCAAATGACCAAGAATAAATTTTATCAATTATTGTTACTTTTTCGTTCATTAGATTATTCAACCTTTTCTATATCTTCTGCCCTAAAATTTATTTGTGTTTCTTCCACACGTCTACTAAAGAACCTATCAGGACTCGAACCTGAACCTCAGGACGTGATGTCCCGTATGCGGCCAATTACACCATAGGCTTATTTACTAATAACATTGTCCTTATATAAATTATGAACCTTTCGAATTTAGTTTCTGCTATTGTTCCAGCAGTTTAATAACTCTTTTCAACTCCCGGATTTCATACCGCTTTACATTGGCCTGAACAATGGCCAACCGATTTGAACCAACAGATGTTGACCGACGATCCCACGGACCAGAAATTGATCCGCCACAGAAGCTATCTCCAACCCAATCTTCAATAGTTCTCTTTTTCCATTCATTGAAAACTTCGACCAACTGCTCGTCCTTATGCTTTTCTTCATGAGTAAGAACATAATATATTCCAGCTAAAGAACGAACTCGAAGTTCCAAATCCGCCAGATCTTCTAAACGATTCCACTCCAGAGAAGAAATGGCTCCATCGGCTTTAATCTTATCCAAACCCCGAGCAACTTCTGCCTCCATGTCTTGGATTTCTTTTTGTATAAATTCACTGGCTTTTCTACGGACTTCATTCATTTTAATCTCCTATTTTTATTTTTTATTCATCAGTAGTTTCAATACATTCGGAACACCGGGGTTTGCTGGCCGCGTAAATGCCACAAAAGTTACACGTAAATTCCTTGTTTCCCGGATTATCTTTAACAAATTGACAAACACAGTCAAACCCAAATTCTGGGTTGCCACAATCACACACCTGGTTGTTATCCTCTATCATTTTACTTCTCCTAATTAAGGTTCCTTATATTTAAAGTATAATATACTTTTGAAGGAATACAAATTCTTAGATTAAAAAATCATGTGGATACAGGTCAACCAATTTTCCTGCTTTGGTAACAAGAATGGTATATTTCAATTCACCATCATTACCATAAAAACAGTGACTATTTCACCATCCTGATTTGCTGCAAACGGAGGTGGTCCAAAGTTTGCAAGGCCTGTACCACCAATACTAACTTTTCGACCCAGTAAATTTGTTTGAATTGCTTGTTTCTTAGCCATTATGTTCCTCCAAATATTCTTGACATTTGTCGACACTGGCGAATGTTCCTAAGTAATCCTGCCCGAAGTATAAAAACCAACCAGCATTTGATTTAATGGCCGTAAACCACCGACCATTGTCATCTTTAAAATTAACCTTGAAACTTTCTATATGATGTACTTCTATATTACTCACTTTTGTTTCCTTTCTTTGAATTACAAAATTGACACATAGTCTGGTAGCTACTCCGATGATTTCTGCCACCTTTTGACTTTGGAATAATATGATCCTTGGTCATTAAAATAGCTTTCCCCTTTTCCATACAATAAAAATTAAAATGGAAGGTTGGAATTCGATTGTTGCTTTGTTCTAAACTTATTATAGAACCAAGTCGACCACAACATACACATCTTTTCTTTTTCTTAAAGAGTTCGTATCTTTGAGAAACTGTCTTAACCGGAATTAAACCTTCCGAACAACTGATAAAAATCCTCTTGGTGCCCTTACGGCGTCTTGAGGTCATCAAAGTCTTTAAAATTGGACCTTCCGGAAATCTAACAATGGAAGTAAGCCCTTGTGAATGTAAAACCATTTTTCCATCTTTTAATAATGTATTGGCCATATATAAATTATAAGCTATTTTTGAAGGAATACAAGAAAAAAATTTAAAAATATCAAAAAAAATTCGTAGGTTAAGGATTAATGGAGTATAATTATAATGTAAGATTTTATAAAAATAGAAGTATCAATCTTTTTCCACAGATAATTCTGAATTAGATGAAAACACGCGTATAATTATAATAGGAGAAGAAATAGAACACTATGAAAATAATAACCCAATTTAAGGATAAACACGATTTCTTAAGTAATTTCAGCTATCTCCCTATTCTACTTGAATGGAAGGGAGAACTCTGGAGTATGGTTGAACACGCTTTCCAAGCAGAAAAATGTTTGGATTCTCAAGCTCAAAAAGAAATTAGAAATGCTGAAACGCCCGGTATGGCAAAGAAACTTGGAGGAACAGTTAAGTTAAGAGACGATTGGGAGCAAATAAAAATCCCAACAATGACCGAACTTGTCTGGTTGAAGTTTGAACAGAATCCTTTCTTATCAGACAAATTAGTTGATACTAAATATGCTTATATAGTAGAAGGAAATTACCGGCATGATAATTTTTGGGGAGATTGTTATTGTAGTAGATGTTCACAACGAAAAGGGAAGAATATATTGGGTATTATTTTAATGAACATTAGAAAGGAAATTTAATAATGGGCAGTGAAGATAAAATGAAGAATATTTTCTTCCTCAAAGTTTATTACGGACTTTTCAAGCTTCAAGAGTTAGGTATTTTAACATCCACAGGAGTATTATTAACATCACTAATCCATAGTTTAGATAAAAAAGAGGGAAAGGGTTGCAAGGCCCTAAATCCCCACCTTTCAAAAACCCTTGGAATATCTGAGACTCTAGTTGAGTCAATTATCAATGGAAACTGGATATATCCAAAAGGAGTAAGAACAAGAAAGAAAGGTCTGCATGAATTGGGATTGATAAATTATACGGGTTGTAGTAAGAAAAGAGTCCTATTTTCAAACCTTTCGAATGAACTAATTGATGGACTTATTAATAATAACTCCCCGGATGAAGTAGGGGGTTCTATTTCTAACAACCTCCAGATAAAAAGTAGTGAACCCTCAGATAAAAAGTTAACAGCCCCCCGGATAAAAAAGGTGATCCCCCAGATAAAAAGTAGTGAACCCCCTACTTCCCTTGTAGCATATAAGAATATATTAGATAATGATAAGATTAATGATAAGATTAATGATAAGAAGGTGTTTGAAAAAACGTCAAACGCCACCTCTTCTACAAAAAATTCTCCAAAAAAATCTTCTCGTAAGAAAAAGGATGGAAAGAAATTTACAAAGCATTATGAGTTAGCAGAAGATATGTTCCATATCGTTTTGAAACTTTATCCTGATTACAATAAAATAAAATTCAGCACAGTAGAAGGTATTGAGGAAGTTTTACAAAAATGGGCAAAACAATTCAAACGACATCTTGAAAAAGGACAACGGGATTATGATGAAACCATCCAAGTTCTGGAGTATGTATATTCCTCAAAGAAGAATAACTTCTTTCAATTCTCAGCAAATAAGATTGTAAATTACTATGATGAATTGTTGGTAAAAATGGGATTGGATAACACCACGAGTATTGATACTGAAAAACTGCTCAATGATCCTCGACCCGATATTACAGAAAGACTTACCAAACTTCATCAGAAATTTACAACTAAAGATTGGGAGCCTAAAAATTCTCAAAAGAATTCATTAATCAAAGCTACGAAAGTTATACTTCAAAAATATGGATCTGATGCAACAGAAGATATGATTGAGTCTGCAGTATTGGATTTGAGGGAAACCCTTAAACAAACATACTATGATAAAGGTGCTGTGATTTATCCGGGCATGTATTGCTCTTCCCATACTTGGAATGAATTAATGCCCCAGGTTTTCCAAGGTGTGCCCCAAATGATGATGAAGCAGCCCCGCAATAAGCAGGCTTCAAAGGAATTTGATGATATAGTAGCTGAGGAGGAACAGAACACAAAAGACATCCAACGAAACATGGATAAACAGAATCCTCAGCCTAATAAACAAAGGCTTGTTGGTGATGAAGATATTCCAGAGCTTGATCATATGTTAAATATTTAATTTTTAATTTGTATTCCTCCAAAAGTATATTATACTTTAAATATAGAAGCAAGTATGAATAAACAAGAGTTAGATAATTGGAGATTAAAATGAAACAGAAAAAGCATGGTTGGATATTACAAGAGAAGTTCCTGTTCAAGGGAGATTGCAGATTTTATTTGCGGGGCGGAGGATACGCTTATGAAATTCATAGAGCCCATATTTGTGGTAGTCGACAATCTGCCCGGCTTGCAAAATTACCTGATGAAACAATTCGTAAAGTTTCTCTAACTTTGAAAGGTAAGGCCAAAAAGATAATTGAAAGACATGGTTGGGTGCTAAAGTTGAAAGTAGAACCAAGGGTGTTGCCAGATGAGTACGTTCGATTATTAAAAGATGCTTGGGTTATCTCAACTCGTAAAGAGGCCCGAGAAGAGAAATTTGCTGGCGAGATTATTAAGAAAGTAAAGTTAAATTCTGAAGGTATTCCAATAAAAATAATTGGAAGGGGATAATATGTTTTCAGTAAGACAAAAGAGAGAAATAGCGGATAAGATTCAGAAGATACTTAGAGAAACGGCCCATCCTGAGCTACCTAAGGGTGAGATACAATTTCAAATACATGTAGATGGTGTTGAGGATTGGTCATGGGCGGATATTAAAAATAATGGGGCAGTGGGGAATCCTTCAATGAATCCTCATAATGAAATGCAGGATAAAGGTAGGAGATAAAATGGGCAGAAAAGTAGCAGAATTACGAGATGAGTGTGCTTCGAGGGGAATTGAACTCCCTGAAGGTAAAGTCAGCAGTAAGGTGTTGATAAAGAAATTAGCGGACTATTCTATCGAGCAACGTGGAGGATGGGATAAGTTGTCCTGGGGTTTGCAGCAAAGATTATTATTGGATGATCTTATGCTTTGTTATTCCTACAAGCATTTAAAACCTGAGGAACAACGGGAGTGTATGATATCCGATAATTGGATTGCCGAGCGAAAGCTTAATGGTTGTCGTATGCTTATAACTTACCATCCGGATGAGGGATTTGGATTCTTTTCACGAAATATATCAGTAACAGATTTCCTGCCAATAGATTATACTGAAAAGATTTTGATTAATTGTACAGAAGGATTGCACCCCGCGGATGGTTTTTTAGGCGTATTCGAGAAATCCTTTATCCTCGATGCCGAGGCTCTATGTGACAAAGCAGATATAGACACCACTCTTTATCGAGGTAAGCAGGGAACAGTCACGGGCTCGAAGCTCAACGCGGCTATAGCTATTTTAGCTATAGAAACTGACATTAGCCATAGGATTCAGTGGGAACAAGCGGCTCTTCGATTAGTGGTTTTTGACGCTTTGCAGGCCGGAGGTGTTTTACAATGTAAAAATCCTTTACGTGAAAGATTGATTTCACGAGAATACCTTGTTCAGATGCTGGGAGCCGCCGGTATTGAAATACACTGTGTAGATTCTGCTCGTGAATCAAAACAAGAATTTTATGATCAATTGCTTGCTGAGGGAGATGAGGGAATCGTACTTAAGAATTTGGATTCACCTTATACCCGAACATCTTCTCGTTCAAAGAAAGGTTTTGTGAAACGGAAGAGATCAATGGAAGAGGCTGGTGGCGCAGACATTGATGCCTATATTGCAGGGTTTGTTCCTTCAAGTCCCAAAAATGCCTGGGCCCATTTGATAGGTGGTCTTGAGATGTCAACTATGCTGGTGGATGAGGATGGAAATGAGCGGGAAGCAGTGATTGCTGTAGTGTCCGCGATGACTATGGAGATGCGGGAAGCAATGACCATGTATGATGTAGACGATAAACCAGTTTTGAATCCAAACTTTTTGAGGAAAGTTTTAGTAGTAAACGGTCAAGATGTTTCTCCGAAGTCGAAACGCTTTATGCATGCCGTAGGTGATTGGGATCGAGGTTTCCGAGAAGATAAAAGTTGGACAGAATGTCGTATGGAAGAAAAGTTCTTGAATTCACAAATTTTATAGAGATACGGGAAGAAAAGGAAATGGAAAAAGAAATTTTAGAACAAAATAAACTACTCAAAGGTTTGTTGGTTGTAATGGTCGAACTGCTGCCAAAACATACCACCGGATGTTATAGCTGGAAGACACATCCTAGTTATGGAGATCAATATTGTAACTGTAAAATAGGTGAAATAAGAGAAAAGGTTAGAGGACTTTTATAGGGTGTAATATGAATGATAAGAAAAAAGATGAACTCAGAGTAATTGCGGATGAATTTAATTTCTTGAGACAATTAATTCTTCTCAGAATGGATGATGATGCTCAACGTGATCATTATGAAATGAGTCAAACTGCCGAGTTGATAGCAGGTCGGATAATTGCTGCAAGACAAACTGGTGCTGCCATATTTCCGGCGTACCATACTTTAGGACCAGAAAGTTCCGGATAACATGAGTAAAAGTAAACGAAGACACACTTGGATTATTAGTGATACCCATTTCTACCACTCGAAGATAGTGGGCTATTGTGATCGTCCTGAGAATTTTACAAAGAAAACGATGAGCCATTGGCGGAAAATGGTGGCTCCCGATGACCTTGTTTACCATTTGGGAGATGTGTTTTTTGGTAGAGCGAGTGAGTTTCATTGGTGTATGGACAGTTTGCCGGGTATAAAGATACTCATTAAGGGAAATCATGATAAGAAAAATGCAAATTGGTATTTGCATCGGGGATTTGTAGCTGTTCAATCATACGCGGCAATTTTGGTAGGGACAAATGTAAGGAAACACGGTGAGTGCTTAGCATATACTAGAGTTTTACTGTCTCATAAAGCAATGGAGATTCCTGAGCTTAAGGGGTACAAGACAATTAATATCTTTGGGCACTTTCATAATAATCCATTAGAAGAGTGTAATCCTGAGAGAGTTAAGATTTTAACCAATAATCATTACCTGTTTTCACTGGAGAGGACTAAGTATAAGCCGGTGCTGTTGAGTAGAGCAGTAAAAGATGGTTGGGTAGTTCAGTTCGATGAGAATGCTGGTCAATGGAAGGAGATTGAAAATGATTGAGTTTGAAAATAATGACAATATGGGAAGATGCACAAGGCAAGAATATATTGAGGCCAAAACCAAAGATTTGCAAGAATTTGGGTATCCAAATTTAACACAAAAGCATGTAGAAATACAACTAGAGTATGTTCTTACGGGTAGAATGCCAATTGATGTAATTGGACATTTTATTGCGGGCGACAACGTTCGAGAAGTGGAGAAATAATATTTAGAGACTAAAGTAGTGAAAGGAACCTAGTTATGAGTAATGCAAAGGATGTCCAGATACTTGGTTGTTGGTCAGTTAAGAATCGATCTTTTAAATGTTCGAAGTGTGGGGCTACTATGGTAGTATGCCCCAGAGAAGGTCATCCAAATTCCAAATTCTGGATCTATGAACAGGATGGTAGGATGGCTCTTTTTGTATGTCCTAATGGTTGTCCTGAGGATGAAGTCAATAAATGATTACTAAAGTTAAAAAAGTGAATATAGTTTTCTTGTCACTTTTAAGTTTTCGTGGCATATCTCCGGGTGCAACTCATTACTATGGGAGATTAGAACATTTACAGGGAGGAGAACGATTTGATGTTACTTTTAAGATGACTAAAGAACAAGCTATTGAGTTTAATGGCAGAAAGAATCTTGGTTATCGTATGGGCGAAATTTCAGATAGATTTTCTACTACAGAAAAAGCAATTCGAGCAGCCAAGCGGCAGTTTAGAAAACATTGGCCAAAAGCAACGGTTCTTGTTTTAGGCAGTGCCAGTACTGTAGAACCTCAACAGATTCTTATTGGTCCAAAGGAGTTTAAGAATAAGATTAACATACTAGCAGCTCGATATGACGAATTGGATTGGGATTTTAAACCGGATAGAAAAGAGATAGAGGAACTTGAAAAACAGTGGCAGAAATTGTGGCCAATAAAATACCGATAGAATCTTTGAAAATAGTAAATTTTTCATTTGTATTCCTTCAAAAATAGCTTATAATTTATATATAGGGACAATAAAAAGTTAATATTTTAGGGATAAAATTAAGGAGATAGCAATGGCAGAGCCTGAAAGAGATTGGGGCCCAGAAGATGAACAAGCAGCGGCCGAAGGACGTTCTATTTCGTTAGGAAATCAAAGAAGGGTACGAGTAACAACTAAGAAAGCAAAGACCAGAACCGTGAATACAAAAGCCCTGGATGATGCATTTGATGAACATTATGGAGCTGCAGGTTACGAATCAAAGAAGGAAGAAAAGAATAAAGAAGAATCATAGAGGATACTATTCGGAGGTGGTAGTTATGTTTGAGGGTGATCCAAAGGAAAGTGGTTTTTCATCTCATCAAAGTTCTGTGATGTTTACAATTGGTGATCGTGAGGTGCTGTCCGCTCTTTTAGGAGCTGGAGTAGACTATCCTACTATTTTTGGACTTTTGTGGGGCTGGGAGATGGGACATCGAGGAGTTACGTTTCCAAAAGGACTTACAGAAACTGTACTTAGTATTGAAGAGCATATTCAGAAAAAGGAAGAAGCTTTAGATATGCAAGAGTGTAGACTCCACGATATTATTTTGGATCTCCTACAGGTTACATATGAAAAACAGGTAAATGATATTGTTAATGTTATATTAAAGAAATAAAAAGGGGATAAAATGAAGTCAATATCTGAAATGGTACATGAGTATCAAGTAGCAGTTCGATCGTTAAGGTTGGATGGTGTCAGATCTAATATTGTTCCTAACTCCGTTGTTGCAGCTATTTTGAAGGCAGCTGAATATCATCAGGTGGTTGTTGTTCATGCGAGGGCGGTTGTGATGGATCTTTTGTTGGATCATAAGAAAATGATGGCTATCAAAGCATATAAGGATCTTGTGTGTGTTGGTTTGAAAGAAGCCAAGGATGTTGTTGATGAAATGGACGCCAGGATTAATCCACCTCAAAATGTACTTTCGACCACCCAATCATACGAGGAATATTCGTACTACGTTGGTGAGGAATTGACTTGTAATCGAATACCAAAGAAGTATGGTACCTGGATGAGCGATCTGAAGTCAGATGATGCAGCACGGGCGGCACATCATGGTTTGACTGGGAGTAGTTGTGCCGACCTATGACTATAAATGTAAAAAGTGTGGACATGTTTTTGAGGCATTTCAATCTATAACTCAGAAGCCTTTGCGGAAATGCCCGAAGTGTGGTAAGTTGAAGTTACAGAGGCTAATAGGTGCTGGTGGTGGTGTTCTCTTTAAGGGATCGGGTTTTTACCAGACTGATTACCGGAGTAAATCCTATAAACAAGCTGCTGAAGAGCACAAGACTAAAAAGAAAGTAAAAGGTGCAGGAGAAGAATAATGATTTTTGTAAGATTTGCCTCATTTTAATTGAATTATGTTTGGTAGGTTTAGCAGGTTTTCGTTTCTTTGAAACTGCCGATAAGACAGTTGATTATTAATCACAACTAAAGAAGGAACTTGTAATGAGTAGTTATAAAGTTGTTAGCCAGCATATCCAGGATTCATTTATTCTTTTAGCTATCACAGATGTCACTTTTCTCAGGATGGCTAGAACCTCAATTAAGTCTAGTTATTTTAGTTCCAAAGTAACTGAGGACGTTGTGAATCTTTGTTATGCTTACTACGATCAGTTTCAAGAGGCTCCCGGGAATCATTTGTACGATGAGCTGGTTAGATTTACTAATAAATTCGATGAGGATAAGAAACAGTTGTACCATAAGTATGTAAAACGCATACAGCAGATGGATCCTCCAAATCAAAAATATGTTATTTCTACTTTTAATAAATTCGTTCAGGCTCGAGAATTAGAAGAGTATTTAATTGATGCTGCCCCACTTGTAGAGAGAGGCGAGTTTGATTCTGCTAGAGAATTACTTCAAAAAGCACTTAGGTCTGGAGTGGCTCAGGAGGAAGATGGTATAGAATACCCGGGTAACTGGCCACCTACTTATCACAGCAATACCGGATTTAGAGAAGTAATCTGTCCAACAGGAATTAGAATTATAGATAATGGAATTAAGGGAATAAGGAGAACGGGATTAACTTGTATTTTTGCTGGGTATAAGGTTGGGAAAACCTGGGGGTGTATCCAACTTGCGAGAGAAGCCCTTATACATGGGAGGAAGGTGCTTGAAGTCTCCCATGAAGCCTCCGCGGAAGAGGTTGAAATGAGGCATGATATGATGTTTGGAAGTTTAATAGATGCGGAAGGTCCAAAAGAAGTGGAGTTTATTGAGTATGATAATGAAGGAGTTAAGACTGCTACTCATACAGAAGTTAGGGGGAGTGTTTTTGATATGGCGGCTGTGAAGCAGCTTCGTGATAAAATTCGTAGATTTGGTGGAAAAGCAATCATTAAGAAGTATCCCATGGGCACCTGTTCTATTGGAGAAATAGAGCGATATCTAGATTATCTTGAGACATTTAAGCATTTTATCCCCGATTTACTTATAAGTGATTACGTTGAAAAGATGAAAATGCCTAAGGCTGGTGAGGGCAGGGATCGGATAAACGAAACGTATATTAATTTGAAGAGAATAGCTGATGAGCGGAATATTGCTGTTGTTACCGCCAGTCAGATAAAAACGAAATACTTGGAAAGTAGTACTATTAGCGAGGCGGGAGCACCTGCTGAGGATGCCAGAAAGTTGGGGAATGTTGATCTAGGTTTATTCTTTGGGATGAGTAGAACGCAGGCTGAGAGAAATTTGATGCAAGCTTACGTTTTGGTTAATAGATCGGGGCCTCAAAAATTTGGCTGCATCGTGAGTAGAAATTTGGCAGTTGGGCAGCTTGCTTTGGATTGTTGGCCAATTGGGTTTAACGGCGAGGAGAAATGAAAAGGAGATAAGAATGATTACTTTAACAAAAGATAGAATAATTCATACAAATCAGTATAATCCACAAAGTGATGAATACGAGAGGAAGGAAGTAAATTATCTTGGACCATACCTTGAGGAGGCAGTTGAGCTGAGCGAT